AACTATCCCGCCCCGAAAGCCCAGCAACAGGATCAGCGGCTACTTCAATAGGAATGTTTAGATTACCAATACGGATGGAATCATTAGCTGGAATAGCTTTAGAAAGATTATCTGATTTCTCTTCAACTGGTACACCAACATCACCATATATTCGTATCTCTTGTAGGCCATATTGATTATTTAGGTCAAAATCAGTAATCATGGCCCCAGTACGAAGAGCATTCTTTGGAATCTCAATGACACCAATATTTTCAGGATTTACTTTAGCCAGAGTTTCTGAATCAGTGAAAAATAATGGGTTGCGTTTCTCTTTGCCTAACTTTTTTGTCTCACTAGCTCTAGAAGTAAAATACTGAGTAAGCCATTCGTGAGAATTATAACCTTCATAAACAAAATCCAATCTAGGCTCGGAAAAGCTACTAAAGTTATCGCTATGCCATTCCTCTTTTTCCATCTCTTGTAATAAACGTTTAAATATTTCTTTTGAGGATTCTATACGTTCTGGAGACTTACTCTCTCCACGCTCCATACGAGTAACTTCAGAAGCAAGTTTAGTGTCGTCCGCTAGTTGGTACGCAATTTCTTTACTAATAGTTAAAGAAACAATCTGGTCTTTATCATCACCACCCAATCCTCCGACACCCCCAGCAATTAACTTTTTAGATGCTCTTACTGCTGGAGCATTAGTAGTCATATGATAAACAGTTTCAGGAATTCTAGGGTCATCAATTGACATGGGAGTGCCACGCACAGGAGGTCCATGTGGCTGACGTAATTGATGGTCAGCTGCCTTTACACCATATAAAGACGAATCATCAGGAACCGTCACACGAAGATCAAGAGATGTCTCTGGAGCTTGTACAGCCTCTATTTCTCGTTCTTCTGCGGGTTTATCAGATATTAAATTATAGTTATCTCTTAATTCTCTGCCATTAGCTCCTTCAGCTAGTACTGTTACTTTAGATATAGGAATAGGATTATAAGTTGCTGCTGTAATATCCTCACGACCAGCTTGTCTAGCTGCCCAACCATCATCATCCGAATACTCAATTGCAACTAGAACAGTAGGATTTGGATCTGCATACTGAAAATTAGGTTCGCCAGCACCATGTATTCTTCCATCCCCACCTAATCCTTCAGGTGCTGGTTTAAGTACCCCCTCCTTTACAGCATCATCATATTGTCTCTTATCCATAACACGATATAGATGAGTTGGAGGCCCACCACCTTCATCTTTAGATTTACGTGGAACTATCTTCGTTCTTCCAGTTTCAGTATCTTGGGCATAACCTTCGACTAATGTTGAAGTTGATAGTTGTTCAGGAGCCTGTACGACTTCTACTTCTTGTTCTTCCCCTGGTTTTAAATCAGAAGGCACTGGAACTTCTTCTCTAGCAACCTCAGAAGGATAATATCCTCTAGCTCCACGAGTAGTAGTATGTATTTGAGTTTCGCTCGGTGCTTTCTCACTAGGTGACAAATACTCTAGTTTCTCTCCAGGTTGAGCTTTTACTAAATAGTCTAAAGCAGTTTCAAGAACTAGAAGTTTAGATAGATTATCACTTTGTACTTTACGAAACTCTTCTGCTTTAATTAATCTATTAGGAAGTTGAATCATACGTTGATTTCTTAAATGTTTTCCTAATATTATAAGTTCTTCTTCATCAGCTTCTTTTTTAAGAGCATTCATGTCTAATAAGACATCATCAATACTAACTTCATACATAGCTACATATGGATCATCAGACTTTTGTGAAAAATAAGATGTTGCCGCCACTTTAGGATCTAATGAAGTAGGCATAACCCTATTTTCACCATGAATCTGACCACCCCGAAATACATAAAACTTTTCTGGTAATCCACGATGAGCCAAAGACTTCTTAGTCGCCTCTCTAAATTCATTTACAGCTACTTTAGCTCGTTTAATTGACACACCAATTCCTAATTCAGCACTAAAAGCAGAAGCAGCCTGTTCATAATCAATCTCACCCTTGTCAGATACCAAATCAGAAAAAACTTCTGAAGACATACCAGCGACGCCAGCTATACGTTTTGCTATACCTGTAAAGTCATCAAACTGTGGTAGAGCAGAACCATATTTCTCTTTGATATAAAATTCAGGTATATCATCAAAATGAATCTCTTTGACATTAGATGGTATATCAGGAAATGGATCAGTTTCATCAGCAGCCCAATCTGGTTTAGGGGTTAATCTAGGAGGATTATAAAAACCTCTATTAATGACTTCTCTAAGAAGTTTCTGTCCCGCTTCCTCTTCCGTTGCTCCAAAAAACGCTCCAGCACGAATGGAGGAAACAGCAATTTTATCCTCCGGTTTCATTTTACCTGTTTTTTCATAACGTTCATGCTCAGCACTTGTAAGTTCGAATGTATTAATATCTTCATCAGGATTTTCTTTTACATAAGTATCCCAACTCATATCATATTCAGGCATTTGATATTCAGGTTTAGCTTCAGGAGCTTGAACTACTTCAACTTCCCGTTCTTCTGTAGGTTCTAATGAACGAGGTTCAAATGCAGTTTTTAAATCTGAATATTTAAGATTTTCAACAAAAGCCGGAATGGTGGAATCTCCATTAACTTTCGCTTGTTGGACCCGATGGTTACCAGCATAAAGAATAAATTGACCATCATCGTATTTAATCTCAACAGGCTGTGTAACTGGAGTACCTTCCTGATACCCACCCTCCATGTCAGGAACAGGTTCTAATCCTTCAATTAAATTTAAAGGAATATCAATCTCAACTGCACTAGACAAATGTCCATCAGCACCACGCTCCAACATCTCTTGTTGAGTAATGCGTTTGTCTTCAAATTCTTGACGAGACATTTTAGAAGGCTGAGAAATTTCAATCTTCGTATCAAGAACCTCAGAAGGATAATATCCTTGTGCACCTCTTTCAGTAGTATGAATCTTGGTGTCACTAGGAGGTTTTTCACCAGGTGCTAAATACTCTAGTTTCTCATCAGGAGTAGCTTTAATAAGATAGTCTAAAGCAGTTTCAAGAACTAGAAGTTTCGAAAGATTATCAGAGGAAGTTTTATCAGTAGCCCGTTTCGGATCTACTATAGCTTCTATGGGAATATCCCCTACAATTTGACCTCTTCCAACATCAATAAGAGCAAATACATTGGGGTCTACCTTAGTTATATCGATAACACGAGTTGCTTTATTATTAGTTAGCTCTTGCAAAATGTCAGCAGTTATAGAAGTCTCTGATTCTTTTGCCCAAGGTTTAGATGCTATCCAAACAACCTCTGGACTATCTTGCCTAACACTCTCATGAACAGATGCCCTTTCCTCCCATTTGGGTGGGTAAGCTTTTATCCCACCATCTTTCGCCCCTTCCCTTAAAGGTATGGCATCTAATCCCTCAGGATGCCCCGGTGGTCGATGATACCAATATCTTGGCATCTCATCATCCCAAACACCTCTATTCATTCCAGAAATTGCATCACCAAAAAAATCTACTGTCGAAATCTGTTCAGTTAAATCTATAGGGCCAGTAATGCTACCACCAAAAGCATGTTTATTACCTTCCTCATCAACTATAAAATCAGCTTCAGGAGCTTGAACTACCTCTACTTCAGATTTTTCTTGTCTCAAATCAGGGTAGTCACGCAATACCTCGTCGGGAACATGCTTACCTTCAGCAAGGGCTTTATTTACATGCCATTCATGATATGCTCTTGCGTATTCACTATCCCTTTCCGTCCTGATACGATTACCAGTAAGTTCAGATGGTGTGTCCACATAAACAATAGCATCAGGACTTATACTCCCATGCGCCCATAACCATGCTGCATCCTTGTGAGTTCCCAATTGACTTTCAGGAATCTCAACTCCAACAACAGCACCTCCACTTGAGTAACCTTCAGGAGATGTCACCCCCCATATTACCCCCTGTGGCCCCTCTCCTCCCCACTTACTTGAATCCAAACCCTCCCGTAAAATAGAGGAGAGATTCTCTTCATCTGTTGTATGATAAAGGATAATATTTCCTGGCTTTGCTTGTGGTAATGGAGCAGGAGACTCAAACTCCTCCTGTGTCATCTCCCACGGTTTTTTATTCTGGCCGACTTTTGGAGCCTGCACCACCTCCACTTCTCGTTCTTCTGTCGGTTCTAATTCTCGTGGAGTTGCAGCTTCTTCCTCTCCCGTAACAACCTCAGAAGGATAATACCCCTTAGCCCCACGAGGAGTAGTACGTATTTGAGTTTCGCCTGGAGGTTTTTCACTAGGTGACAGATATTCAAGCTGCTCACCAGGAGTAGCTTTGACAAGATACTCTAAAGCAGCTTCTAAGGCTGTTATTTTTGATAAAGGAATAGTCATTTGAATAAATTTGTCTTACGTATCATAATTTCAACGATGCAAACCCCTCTTTATCCACAGCGGGAATAGCCACACTCCACACACTTATAACATCCCTCAGCTTGTTGCAATGATTGTCCACATTCTGGACAACGAGACGAATTATTATTTACTATTATCTCATTAAAATTATCTATTGTCGTAGCATCACCATGGCCATTAGCATGAATTGATCTATTTCCAGATTGTTTCAATACATGACTAATGCCATCTGCTAAAGAATTAATAGTTTTACCATGATCCCATACAGGACAACAGGTAATACCATCTAATTGTTTAATAATAACTTCCAATGGAACTCCATATTGCAAAGCCGTAGAAGTTAATCTACACAAAGCTTCCGTGGTAGCTCCTTCACAAGCACCAGCTTTACCGACAGTAGCAAAAATTTCATACATCTGATTATCAGAATAATTAATAGTCACATACATTTTGCCATGACCTGTCGATACAGTAGTAGTTGAACCAACCAACGTATGGGGGCGAGCTGGTTGAGTATTACAAGCAGTAAAAGATGAAAGATTAGAATCCGTAGATACCAAAACCTCTCGTTCCCTACTACCACGACGATACACAGTGATGCCCTTACAGCCTAATTCCCATGCATGTTCATAAGCCATACCAATATCATATTGAGTAGCTTCATGCGGCAAATTAATAGTCTTAGAAATACCTGAGTCAACATATTGTTGAAACATTGCTTGCATCTTAACATGCCATTCATGATGGACAGAATCACTAGCAATAAAAATTTTCCTAGCTGAGTAATCCATCATGGAATCAACTCTATGGCCTTTATCTAAATGATTAGCAATATCTTCCTTGGACACACCAAGATAATTCTTTAAATCATCATTTATATAGAATAATTCCATGCCTTCCAGAGCTGCCGACATGTTGTGCTTCTTATAGGCTAAATCGAAAAGAGGCTCAATACCACTAGAACAATTAGCTATCATACTGATGGTTCCAGTGGGAGCAATAGATAATCTCCAAGCATTACGCATGAAGTTCCAATCTCCGCCATTGGCTTGATTAAGTGTAGATTGATCGAAAGCAGGAAAACTTCCCTTAATCTCAGCTAACGTTGAAGATGCATTATCCGCAACATTCTTAAGAGTTTCACCAATTGATTTGGCCAAATCCAATGCTTCCTCACTATCATAAGGAATAGATAATCGAACCAATAAATCAGCAAATCCCATAAGTCCTAACCCAACTTTACGAGTTGACTCATTCATCTGTTGGGTAAAAGACGTAGGATGTTTATTAGCATCAACTACATTATCAAGGAACTGGATGCACGTAGGCACTACCTCAATAAAACGATCAAAATCAAAACTACCATTGGAAATAAAATTACCTACATTGATACTTCCAAGATTACATGACTCCCCTGAAAGCAAAGGTTGTTCACCACATGGATTAGTAGCATTGATACGACCAATAGCTGGAGTGGTGTTATCCTCATTGATTCGATCTAGCCAAACCATTCCAGGCTCACCATTGGTCCAAGCACCGTGAATTATTTCATTAAATATTTCTCTGGCCTTAACATATCGACCATCATCTTGTGCCTCATCATACACATGACGATCAAGAGGCCATGTTAGATGAATCAACTTATCTCGTTGAACAGCTTCCATGAAAGTAGAATCAGCACCAACAGAGATATTGAAATTAGTAATTTCTCCCTCGGTATTCTTACAATGAATAAATTCTTCAATATCAGGATGATAAACTTCCATAATAGCCATGTGTGCACCATCTCGACGACCACCTTGAGTAATCATGGTCCCAACTTGAGAAAGAACCCTCAGAACGTTTATAGGACCACAAGCTTTACCTTGAGTAGTAGATATGGGGTGGCCTTTAGGCCGTAATCCTGATAAAGAAAATCCTACCCCACCACCAAACTTTTCAATCATGGCTTGGTCTTTAGCAACATCCATTATGCTAGACATATTGTCCTCTATGTCCATCACATAACAGGCACTTAACGTACCAGCACCGATTCCAGCATTCATAATGGTGGGACTATTGGGTATGAAGTCCAAAGACCACATCAAGTCAAAAAAACGTTTCTCCCATTCTTCAACTTCTGTGGTTGTGGCCCCATACTTAAATTCCACTTCAGCCATAACACGAGACACACGTCGAAACAGTGTTTCAGGTGTTTCACAATTATCCTCGTTATCTTTTTGTAGATAACGCTTCTCTAAAATTTTCAAAGCATTATCCGTAAACGAATGCAATAGTACTCCCACAACAATCTCCTAAAATTTAAAATAAAAACGACTCCTACCTCGAATAAATTAGAGCCGTTTTAAAAAGGTGCCTTTAGTTCAACAACCTATGTTGGCGGGCTTAGTCGCAATTCTCCCCATTTAGCAATCATAAGAGCATCAACAGAATCTTGAGAAAGTTTATTTACCGATTCACCAAAAATTTTAACTGCCATCACTTTAACTTTGTCCTTATCAGAACTTCCATCCCCGACGACATCTTTTTTCCAAGTCTTTACATTAACCGTAAATACATCAATTCCATGTTCCGTACAAACAGTACGACACATAGCCAAAATATGAACCAACTTAATTAATGTCTGGCGATTCTGAACTAGAGGAATGTCCTCAATGCATATGAGGTCATCTGTGGTTACAAAATCCCGTATCCACGGTGACAGTAACCAATAAAGTTCTTTGAATCGAGTTTCCCAAGATCTAGCTTTTGAAGTCAATTCTACCACTTCAAAACCTTCTCTGGAAAGACATGCAATGGCTATTTTTGAAGTGCTTAGATCAAAACCAAAAATGTTCATAAACGCATTCGTTCATGTCCTCGTCTAGTAATTACCCTACTCAAAGTTTCAAATTGAGATTCATATAAACTCAATCGTCCCTTAAGTAGTTTCGACTCAGCATTTAAATCGATAATACGAATTTTCAAATTTTGCAATTCTTCATCTTCTAATATTGCTTGACCTTTCAAGGAATCCTTTAGTAACCGTTTAGAAGACTCAGCTTCCAATCCAGCTATTCTAGTAGATAGCATCAAATCAAAACCCTCAGACAAAATAAATAGTTGACTTTCCAATTTAGAAATTTGATATGCTATATAACCACGCCAAGATCCCAAGAATAGAAGCCAATCATCCATCTGTGCATCCGATAAATTATCTGAATTAGATGGAAATGTATAAGATGTACCTCCATTAGGTCTCTGTGGTATAGGATATTTAGAATCTAATTCTTGAAGTTCAACAGCTTTAGATATAAAAGTTGATACTTTAACCATAATTAATCACATTCCTTTGATAAAATGATCTCGTTCACAAGTAGCTTTATAATTACACCAACGATGATCCCAATCAGGTTGATAAGGAACATACTCTTCATTCTTCAAATATTCTTGAACTAATTTAAATTTATCAAGAGTAGCATTAATGATTGAATCATTCTGTTCCGTTTCACAAATAATGTATTTTTGGTTATTTTTATTAATATAAAAAATCATCCCCTCAGTGATGCCCGTCATCATAGAATACAAATTCCATTGAATCAAATGATCATTCTTGGGAAGAGACTCTGCATATTTAGAGTTCTTGGGTTCAGCCATAGATTTAAGTTCTAACAAGAATTGCTTATCATCAGATGGTCTTCGGATAACAGCATCATAAAAGCCACGTATAGGTGGATCATCATGTGTAACCTCTTCTTCTGACGAAACTAATAGCCCAATATCCATTAGCCTTTTTTCAATAAAATCATGGTACACCGTACCAATACTCATACGACGTAAATTCTGGTCTGCAATAGGATCTTGAGTATACCCCATCATATGGTAATATAAAGCTCTTGGGCATAAATGTGCTTGAGACGGACTAAAATGAGTACGTTTATATGATTCTCGTTGTAACGTTTTTTCATGATTATCTAAACTAGCTTCCAGCCAATGTTTTCCTCTATCACGTAATATTTCATTAAGTCTAGGCATCGATTCTCCCTTGAGCGAAGTTTAAAATATTATCTATAAACATAGATTTAAATTTTCTCACTATCTCTGTATTTTTAAATCTCCAAATTTCCAAGTTATATTCTGACAACAGACGTTCATCACGTATAATATCTTGCTTACGAAAATGATGAGGACCATCTAACTCAATACCTAAATGAAGGTCAGGTATATAAACATCTACAACATAAGGAGGAAAATCTTCTTCTAAAGTAGTGCCAAACCCCGCCTCTTTAATCCACACAGCTACTAAAAACTGTTGAGGAGTATCCTTTTTTCTTGGATCAGACTTCACCGTATACGTCTCATGGTTGGATTGTCATTATCCCAAGAATTAGTAGGCATTGTGGGCCTACCAGCTCTATCCGTCACTTTATCTGAACTAAGCAATTGTTCAGCCAACTGTCCAGGATTACCATCGTTAGCCAAGTTCAACAAGGTACTATCGTTTTCGGGCAACTCTTCAGCACCCATAACATTTCTACGGTCTATATCGTCCACCATAGAAGATTCCATACTCTTACGTCGGCCACGCTTTTTCTTAGGTGGCTTCTTCAAACCTTCACTGATTTCAGCAGTCATTTCTGCATAAATTGTCCGAGTATCATCTCGAAGACGATTAGAAAATTTCTCAGCCATTTCAGCAGCTAATTCTTCATCAATATGATAGATACCCTCTAACATACTTCCAAATGACGTTAAGATACTTCGTAAATCTTCAGCTAAGTTTCCAATAGAATTGGTGGTCATCGTACACTCCTTAAATCCTCTGATATCTTATCGAATAGTTCTTCATTATCTTTCATAATCTGAAGGAACTTCTCTCTTCCCAATCCTTTTGTAATTTCACCCGTTGTAGAATCCACATAACTATATTGAGGGCCACTACGTGTAACTATACCCAAATCTGAAGCCATCATAAAAGCTTCATAAATCGGATCTGGTAAGCCCGTATAATAAAATGGCACAGATGAAGTTAACAAGGGAGTATAGGTTTTATTCTTTTCAGCTTTCATTTCTATAAAAAACCCTTGGGGAGACTTATGATCACCAATAGTCTCACCTTTACGTACCCTAACCATTATACGGCTAAAAAATTCTTGTCCTTTGCCACCTGGTAGGGCATCCCGTGTAATATAACCACCAATACCTGCTCGTATCTGATTGATAAGAATAATAGCAGACTTAGTATTAACTTGTGGTAATTTACGAAACAGTTGATTCATTAAACGAGCCTGTAGCCCAATAGATTGATGCTCCATACCCTCTTTTGCTTCAGCAGTAGGCAATAAAGCTGCAATACTATCCAATACAATCAAATCTATACCTTGGTCACATAAAGCCAATAAAACATCTAAAGCATTCTCACCAGTTTGAGGACGAGATACTATAAGATTTTCAGTATCTATTCCAATATTAGCAGACCATATGGGATCATAACTAAATTCAGCATCAATAAAAGCACAAGTATGTCCAGTTTTTTGAGCATTAGCAATCATTCGTTGGCTAATATAAGTCTTGCCAGAACTTTGCAATCCAAATAATTCCGTTACAGCCATTCTAGGAAGACCACCACCAAGCATTTCATCTAATGCTGGTATACCTGTTTCAATACGTAACGTATCTAAAGAATCATCATTACCCACCGTGATATTAGTCTTCAATTGTTTATTAATAATATTAATTACAGATTGAACTTCATTCATGTATTAAATCTCCCCATGATTCTTTAGATCGCTTCATCTCAACGGTAACTGGCATACTAAAAGAAAAATCTTCCATAATCTCTTTGATAGCTGGAACTGAAGACTCATCAATTTCATCAAACAATATCTGATCATGGACAGTATTACGAATACGCCCACCAATACTTTTTACATACTGAGCAGTTTTAACCAGACTAATTTTAATAATATCGCCAGCAGTACCCTGTATCAAATAGTTTGGAGCCTTAAACGAATCTTCAGCTAATACAGGAATCTTACGGCCATGTATGGTTTTTACATATCCATCACGTTCAGCATTTCGTTTAATTCGTTCAACCCAACCCTTCATAATAGGATAAGAGTCCCATAATTGATTCAAAAATATCCTAGCCTGAGTTTGAGTTATATTACATTGACGAGCCAAACCTTTAGAACCACCACCATAAATAGCTCCAAAATTTAATCGCTTACCAATTTGACGTTGATCTTTATCAATTTGATCTGGAGTAATATTGAATATCAATGAGGCCGTATACGCATGTAGATCCGTACCATCATGAAAACTTTGAATCAGGTTGTGTTGCTGTGAAGCATGCGCCATCATACGCATCTCAACCTGAGAGTAGTCAAAATCAAAGAATTCTCTATCAGGTATAAACATGCGACGTACTTTCTCGTCAGCTGGAATATTTTGAAGGTTAGGATCACTACCAGAAAATCGTCCTGTTATAGTACCCATAGCATTCCATCGTGGATGCAATCGACTATTACGTGCTGAATTTTGGTATGGCTGAACATAGGTAGTATCTACCTTTTCAATAGATCTCCACCGCAATACTAATTTAGCTACTTTAGAGCCGATAGGATGAGTAATAGCCTGTAACGATGTTTCATCTGTACTTCTACCTCCACCCGCAGTCTCTCTAGATGGTTTAATCCCTAGTTGATCATAGAAATAACCTTGCAACTGTTTAGGGCTACTAACTTCCATCGACCTACCGACAATTTTATAAATATCATCCTGTATGGAACGTTGTTCAGCCTTATATTGACGGTGAAGAATATCAATATAATCTAGGTCAATCTTGATTCCTTGATGTTCCATCTCAAGGATTATAGGAATCAACATATGTTCCAACTGAAAAAGTTTAGGGTAAGCCTCTTTTACTTCATCCATATATAGATGCGCCCATGCCTTAGTTAGAACTGTATCCATACAGGCATAAGGGTCCATAAACTCACTTGGAACCTGAGAATAATCTTTAAGCTTATATTGTTTTATATATGCCTTGATAGTGTCTTCAGCAGCTGATGCTCCAGGACCATAGGCTTCAGTGGCAAGCTCTTTCAGTCCATGTGGTGGTTTAGAATTACGTAGGTGAGAAATACGTAGAGTATCTAAAATATTTTTTGGAGGATAAGCACCATACGTCTCACGAATCATATGGAGGTCAAATTCCGCATTATGAAATACAAAGACTTTATGGTCAGCCTTAAATAATTCAGTCATTAGCACACCAATTTGAGCTGATCCAAAATCAGTGTTACGAATAAATGCAGCCTGATTGTCCCAAGCTAAAGAAACACCAAAAGCTTTATCATTTAACCATCTGAGGCCAGTTGTCTCAGTATCAATGGCAACTAGACGGTCATTACTACCAAGAATAGAATGTTGTAAATCTTCAAGCTTCGGTGTAATGATACGGTCGTAACGTGGTAGACTGTGTGCTGTTATCATCTGTAATCCTAAATCCATAATTAAAGTTAGGTAATCTTTCCATATGAATACGTTCTGATGTAAAAGTATTGATGCACTGAATTAAAAATGGAAGTTGAAAATAAGTACATTCAAATTCAGAATATATCTTGGCATCCTCAACCACTAAATCAACATCAATAGTAGATCTAGGCACATTAAGTTTTAAACCGCCATCTAAATCTGGCTCTATACCAACCAAATTTCGATCTGTAGTTTGTAAAGCCAACTTCAATTGTTCCAACATAGATTTACGATCAGCATCAAAAATAGGAACACCTATGTGAGATGCTAAATCATAAACTACTGTAGGATATGTTTGCTGAATGCGTGGCGTATAGATAGTAGTATTGCCATTAGACATTACTACATGACCTTGATTCATCGCCAGTCCAATCTCCACACCATTTCCACCACCCAATAATCTAGCTACCGCTTCAGAGAATTCAGCTGGAACCACTATATCTGGTAAGGAATCACCATCATATTGGATAGAAGCGGTAAAAGAACAGAAACCATTCATCCCTGTAATCAGAAATTGATTATCCTTAGAACCAATATAGGAGTAAGTAAGACTAGCCTGTTCAAAAGTTTTCGATATAAAATTACTAGACTTAGATAAAAAGTCTAAAAACTTACTATCGGTGGAACAACTAATGTCCAAAGAGGGTAAACTAGGAATATCATTATATAAACCCTCCATATACGGAACTTTAACTTTAGAACGTCCTGATTTAATAATTAAAGCACCACGACCATCAGACAGTAAATCTACTGATTCCCCTTTAAATCCACCTACAATTTCCTTTAATTTAGTAATTAGCACCGAAAAAGTAAAATTTTCATCCGTATCTACTTTTTCAATATTCCAAATTGGCATATCACCATCTTGCCAAATGAAGATACTACCATTTTGAACCAATCCTAAAAGAGGATATTTTTTAGAGGTATTGGAAAGAACGGAAGCTATAGAATTTAACTTCCGTTCAAATCCCACCCTTCCGACGGTTACCATGCAGCCGATTTATCGTTGGTAACCGTTTTAAGCTGTTGTTCCATATCAGTCATACGACGACCAAGTTCAACCAACAGAGATTCATTTTCTATAGTATCAGCTTGGATAACCAACTTCGCCATAGCATTCTCAATTTCAACCCACGCCTCATGAACCACTTCTAATGATCGATTTATTTGGTCCGGTACGTCACCATCAATATCAATATCACTGATACTAATAGATGGCTTAAACATATTAAAACCGCCACCAGTGCTCATCTTGAGGGTCAAAGCTAACTCCACATTAACCTTAGTCATTAGTTTCATCCTTATTTTGTGATGCAGTCATATTAGAAAAAGCCAATTCTTCATTATCAATTTGTTGAGGAGTTTGTGAGTTCATACGATAGCTATCCTTACCATCCTCACCAAATTGAGGTACGTCAATCTCTATGATTAATTTGGCAGCAATAGCCTCAATATCAGGCAAATCACGTTCAATAGCTTGAATCTCAGAAGAATAGTCATTAGTCAATGACGTATCAGAATAGTCCAACGAGTATGTAGTACGATCAGTAACACGCATACAACTATAATCAAAATTACGTGCTGTAAGAGAGTCCATCATTTCTCGTTTAGACTCTAGATTCTTATACAACGTGAAACTAGCTTGAAACAGTTGGGGTTTACGAACCGTTTCACGATAGAAAAGTTTCTGTCCTCGCCTAATTTCATCCCACGGTTCTTGACCATCTCGATCAAGACGAGGATTTTGAGCAGAATGAAATGTCCCATAATGAAAGGCCCATGCCAAAAACCGTTCAGTTGTATTAGCAATAGTTTCATCCGAAGACATACAAAAAGTGCACGAATCTTCTCGCACTGGCTTACCTTCAGTACCAAGGTTCAATCGTGAACAATACTCATACTTAGTAAACCTAGCCCCATCACGAGTCATACCGGGGATATTATGATAACGGCTTAAATCACCACCTTCCCCAATAAACTTAATAACAGCATATTCATTAGGACGAATACGAACAGTATTACGCCATACACTTAAAGGATTGCGAATTTCATCCATTGAATTTCCAGAACTAGACCCTGAACCTTGTACATATGTACCAACATTAATCTTAGGCATTTGACCTCTCCATAATTTGATTTAAACTTCTCTTGAGAATCTTAAGCTTCCAATAACTGTAGTATTCTAAATTGGTGAAATCATCAACATCACCAAAATCTTTAGCCACACCAGGAGCAAATGTATATTCAACCTTCAAACCCATTTTAAGTAACATATCAGTGGTTTTATACGCCATCTTAATTCCACTAGAATCCTTATCAGGACAGATAATCACCGTCCTAACCAAAGATCCTAACATTTTAGCTTGAGTATGAGATACATTTCCTCCAAAGGTACTAAGCGTATTTGTAACGCCTAATTGATGAGCCTTTATAGCATCAAATAAACCCTCCACTAAAATAATTTTACCATCTTTCGGTTGAACCAAATCAAACGGAAATAAAATCTGATCCTTGTCCATACCTTTAGAATTCATATATTTAGGATTACCAACAATGCGACGTTGAACAGTACCTACTAACACTTTTAATTGATAAATTGGAATAATAATACTGTTAAATTGAGCATTATACCTAAGATTAAATTTAACAGCTGTATCATCCGTTATATTACGTGATTTCAAATACTCATGACCTACAGCCGATGGTAAACCTTCTAAATCCTTATAGGGGTCTGGCTTTTCTTCTTTAGGCTTATCAAAATTTAAATTGTGAATATAAAGCTCTGGAAATAAATCTAAAAACTGTTGATAAAGATTTATTTTTGGTTGTAACTTATCCAACAAACTTTTTAAATTATGTCCCTTTCCACAACCATTAAAACAATGCCAACCCTTACCATTGACATTAATAGCTAAACTGGCATTACGATCATCGTGCCAAGGACAGTAGGCCACAACTTCATCACCATAATATTTAGTAACATTCAACCCAGCATCCTGTAAAAATTCAACTATCGTCATTATAAGCTTCTAACCTTTTGAATTATTCGCAAAATAAAGAAATTCATTGCCAATGAAAATAATACAAATAAAATCGCTCCAACCCATATACCTAAATATTCATAATACTGTGTAATCCAATATCCTAGATAAACAAAACCCGCAGTTACAACCAGATAAAAACTACAAATCCAAATTACCAAAGTCCATCGCAGGAACCTCTCCAACAGACCTACCGACATCACCCGCATCGGGGTTAAAAGTAATGTCATAAGCTTTTTGAATAGCCCTGCCATTCCTGATGAGAGGGACAGCAATTTGCCTAGTATCAGAATCGATTGGAGCACCGCCAATCGAAAGAAGTGTGTCAACATAACGATTGAAATCGTAACCGTAGGCCACCAAGTTAGCTTTAGCTGGCTCTTGATTCTTTGTATTATCATCCTTTGTCCTACTAGTCTGATTCGTAACAAGAAGAGCAGTATTGGTCTCAGTGGCTAAAGATTTTAATCCCTTACACATGTTACGTATCTGATTCCAACTTTCTTTGGCACCCTCTTCATCATCCATTAAATATATACCATCTATCACTATTAAATCAGGACGATCAGCCTTAATAATACTT